CCACCTTGAGGGGTATATAAATTTTTTAACGAGCCATCTGGATTTGTCATTCTACTTAATGTTACTTCGGGTATAAAGCCACTGTTTGCTGTTTCTTGAGCATTACCTGCACTACCACCTGCCTGTACTTTATCTGTAATTCCATCTCCGTTTGTGTCTGCATGGTACTTACCATCAGATGTATAATGCCCCGCTTCACTGTTTACATACACAGCTTCGCCATTTACATGTGAGCCAGATGTTCCCATAACAGGCTGTGATTGCGATATTCCTGGCACAATCTTATTGCCCTCTACACTAAACTGTTGTAGCGTTTCAATAAAGGAAGGAACAGGAGTTGTGTCTATTGTATCTGTAAGTTTTGCTTTTGCTCTTTTTCTTCTTTCAGCTTCTGCAAAAACTATAGGATTTGTAGTGTATTGGCCTATAGTTGGGTCAAATATTTCTGTTACATTTACAGGTGTGCCATCAGATTTAACTTTACTAGAATACTCTGGTAAAATTTTTCCTGTAATTGCATCATATTTACCACTATGCTTTTCCATCCAATCATTGTATCTTTGGGTTTCATCTCTTGTAAGCTCATTATCTGGAGTAAAAGGCAATTTAAAAGGAAATTTATCTCTTATTTTGTCTATAAAGCCCCCTTTTTTAAATGGGCTATTTGTGTCATTTGGGTCTCTACCTATTACTTGCTCCAATGTTAAAACACTTTCTGGTATCTTTAATTCATCTAAAGTAGGTATTCTAGTAGACTCTCTTGTTATATATGGGTCATCGTATGGTCGTTGTGTAGTAACAACAGTTGGCTCTATAGATGAAGATACTAATCCATTTTGTGGTGCGTTATTATCTTTAAAATTTTTTAATAGCTCATTAGCATTTTCAGATTTAAAATTACCTTTATCATCTAAGTAATTACTAGATTCTCCAGATAACATACCTGCATCAATCATTCTTTTAACTAATGCTTTTCTTTCTCTTGTTCCAAAGAACATGTCTAAGCCTTTGGCTACTACACCTATGGTTGTATTTTGTAGTGCACTTCCTGCCTCTGCCATTAGTCCTGTCTTTTCTGCTTGAGGTGCAATGTAATAAGGATTGTTATCTTGTGATAACATAGAGTTTAAAGCTCCTGTATCTATTGCGTATTGTAACACTTGTGAGTCTGACCAGTTATTAAATCCCCCTGGCAAACTTTCATACTTCTCTCTGTAGTTTGGTAAAGGATTTATTATAGTTGATGGAAAAGTATTCTCTCCCACTGTTACAGTTGTTTTTTCTTTATTAATAAATATAGGCTCTATTGCATCTGATGATTGGCCTTGGTCTGGTTGCGTAACAACAGGCTGAACAACTTCTGGTTCTTCTGGAACTACAGGCTCAACTGGCTGTGTTATAGGTAACGTAGGTACGTCTGGAACTACAGGGGCATAATCTGGCCCTGCTCCTATAGGTATAGTTTTAAAAGTTTTACCCTCTGGAGAATAATCTGGAGTTACATCTCTAATACCAGGAAATACAGGGTCAATATCTTCTGTTACTTTTTGTTTTTCCCATTGTCCTGTCTCTTCATTAAATACTAATTTATAGTATTCAGACTGCATTAAACCATCGCCACCTAGGGCAGATGCTAATGCTTCAGATGTTTGAGTTGTCTCTACCATTACGATTAAGTTGTTCCCTCAGTGCCAGAATCTGGCGTAGAGAAACTATTTTCCCCTGGTTGCGGAACATTTCCTGTTCCGATATTGCCACCTCCAACGCCTGTTGCGTCTTGTGTATTTGCTCCTGCAGGTACTCCTCCAAAACCTTCCATACTTGGTTGTTGTTGGTCACCACCTTGAGCTTCTCTGCTTCCATTCATACCTCCATACATTTGTGCAAATATTGCCGCTTTCTCTGGGTCATTTACTACTTGGTCTGGGTCTACATCAAGTGACTTAGCAATCTCTCTAATGATACTGTGCCATTTTACAAAAGGTGCTAGGAACTGATTTGATGCTACTTGCATGAATGTCATCAATCGTTGAGAGCGAACTTCTTTCATCATCAAAGAAGAAGTACCTCTTGCTTTTACATCAAGGTCTCCTTCTATCTGTGGCTTATCTTCGTTAAATTGCATGTTCCATTGAAACATAGATTGTCCCAGTGGGCGTAATAAATAATCATCAATATTTTTTATTACTGTTTTTACATTTAAAGCCGCCGCTCCCATCAACATTGACATACCTGCCGCCGTTCTCGTTGTTGACATAACTCCTGTTGTGCCATGAGAATACGAAGGTATACCTGTTGATTCATCAGCTAATTGTCTAAACCTGTCGAACATCTGCATGTTCTCTGGTGCTGTGTTTGGAAAACGAAGTCCATGTAGTGCTTGTCCTACTTGGCCACTTTGTCTCCTAAATATTTTTCCGGGAAAGATTGTCATGTCTTGTCCAGGAACTAACATTGTCTCATCTACATCAAATACTAGATTACCTGCTAGTGCTAAGTTATCTACTGCCATTCTTGCATGACCATTCATAACAGTCTGTGCATCATCCATATTTTCTGGAATACCTACTCCAAAGAATTGATAAGGATTTATTTCATACGGGCATACCATGTAAGGTATTCTATTTGGTGTAAATGGATTTAAAACTAGTCTAAGTATATTACCATTTGATACCCAAGCATTTACAGACACTTCATCTAATTCTGTAGTGTCTTCATCTGTAATTTCTAAACCTGCTTCTTCTGCAAGTTTTTTATCTATGTTACCCCAAAACTCTAATACTTCAAATCTATTTTTATCAAAGTCATCTTGGTTTTCTCTGTCATATAATGCCGTCTCATAACTTCTTGTTTCATAGTTAGGGCCATGTTCTAATAAATCTATGATAGCAGATTTTCTAAAATATGGTCTATTAACTAAATCTCTAACTTGAGACCTATTCATTACATGTCGTTGAATTACATAATCAGCATCTTCAATGCTAACTGCTTCTGGGTCTGGATAAAAATCCCAACAACTTACAGCTTCTACTCTTGGTACAGATTTATCTTGAGGAGTGTAAACAGACTCTCCTGTGTCAAAATCTTTTTGCCATTTGTGTACAGTCTTATCGTAAGTAAAAGGGCCTTTTAGTATTCCTGTACCAAGTAAACACATCTCAAATAAAACATGTCTAAGTACAGTCATTGCATGACTTTCATCTAACTGGTCATGAATACATTTTTCCATTTCTTTTGCTGATTCCTCAGCAGGTTCTATCTGTGGCATTTTAGATAGGTCTGGTGCAGGGCCTTCTTTAAATCCTGCCCCTTTATATTTTTCTGCTAATCCGTTAAGAAAGAAATCATCCGTAGCTCCCGGCGGTACTTCCATACCATCTCCAGGAAAACCATAAGGGCTTCGTACCTCTTCTTCTTCCTTTTCTTCTGGATTTATGTGAGCATATTTTGATGAACCTTCTGGCATATCTGTTGGATGAATACCAATAGGAAATTTTCCTTGAGAAAATAATACTTCTATGAGCTGACCATAGGCCGCTAAAACTTTTGTCTTTGTTATCTTAACAAAAACTCTAGATTTTTCGGTGTCCCTAAAAGCCATGTCAGAACCATAGATACCTCTATAGTTTCTGTATGCTCTTAACCAACGCTTTTCATCGTAAAGACGAGTTACTTCAGCAGATTTTAATCTAGACTCAATTACTTGGCCTAAACTAATATACTCTATCTTCTCATCTTTTAACGATGCTGTAGCGTCAGTCCCAGTGCCACCACCAGAACCTTCAACTTTATATGCCATTATTTATTTAATAATCTTTTTCGTCTGCCATTGAGAACACTTTGCCATCAACACCATTTTTTTTCGCTCTTGGATATGCTTTATCTGTGCTGTCATAAGCATCTGCAGGTAAAGCCGCAGAAGGTTTTGCTACATTAACAGATGCTTCACTTTTTTGTGCTGTGTCTGTTGATTGGTCATCAAAGCCTTCACCTTGCGAATATTTTTTCATGATTGATGGGTCAATATCTTTTCCATTCATGTTTTTCATTTTAGTTTCTCCTCTAAATATTTAGTTAACCAAGGATTATCTACAAGAACTGTTGTTGTTGCATTAGCTAATACGTTAACAATTTGTTCTTCTTTTTCTCCTACGTCTAATCCCCACTGGTATATTATAGCATGTAAAACTTCGTGGAGTAAAGTGTTAACATGAGATATATTATCTTCGTCAGATAATCCTATCAAACCTTCTTTTGATAAAAATTGTCCATGTGAATCAGAAAAATCTCTATCTATTTTTTTAAACTCGTAATTTCTATAACCTATTTTAATTGATTTATGTTTCATTAATAACCAAAAACAGAATCACTAGGTTTGTATGTTTGACCAGAAGTCATTTTAATATCATTCATTCTTGTCTCAAAAGCTCTTGGATGTGAAGGTCTTGACATACATCCATATCTAAGAGCATCATAAGCGTGGTCTTCTGCATCTGTATCTACATCTTCTGGGTTGCTTTTGTCAACAGGTAACATTGGTAAAGTTCTAATTAAATTTAAACAATTACTAAATACGAATAAAGATGGTCTTTCTGTATCTTCATTTACTCTTAATCGTTTATGTAATTCTAACTTTCCGTTTATTCTACTACCAGGTGACCTATCAGATGGTCTCCATCTACAACCTTCTTGTATCATCGTTTCAGCAATACTCGGCCCTATATCACCTCGTCTTGCCCATGTTGAAGAATCAAGAACTCCGTATCTTATATACTCTCCTGCTTCACTATTCAAGACTCTTTGTGCAAAAATATCTGCTGTAATATTTTTTGTATACAGTTCTCTATAAATATATATGTTGTTATCATAATCAACAGCAAACCATAAGCAACATGCAAAAGAAGAGTAACCCCAGTCACAAGAACGAAACCGCATAAAGTTTCTAGGTATGTCAAAAGGTTCGAGGACATGTACTTCCCGACTAAACTCTGGAAAGGCCGAACTTTCATATGACTCCCAATCTCCTTCTAAAAACTGTTTCTTTTGTACATCTGGTAAAGATGCTAGCATTACATAATAATCATCTGTCTGCATTAAGTATGGATTATCTTGTAACTTTGCAGGTATAAACCTTCTACTAATTTTTCTACTCCCAGTGGGAGTTTGTATTTCTAAATCAAACTTTGTGTTTGGTGTGGCAGGGTCAACAAACATTTCTTTTACCCAACCAGAGCCTACGTTACCAGGGTTTCCTGTTGCCCTCATATAGACGGGAATCTCGGGGTCAACACTTCGCAAAGATGAACGGAGAAAATTATATATATCTGGAGTTGGGTATTGTGGTAATTCATCAATACCTATCCATGTGTATGATTGACCTTGATAACGTAATGCATCTGTTAGATTTTCAGCATAACCAAATTCTATTCTTGCCCCAGATGGAAACCGCCATTCTTTTTCCTGCTCTCTCCACTTTGCTCCAGGATATGCTTTGGAATATAATTGCTGAGAAT